ACAAGTGGCTGCAGAACGGCCGCATGCCCTTGGTGCTGGTGCGCCCCTACGAACTGGCCTGCGGCATCGACTTCGTGACGCGCTGGATGGCTGCGAGCAGCGGGCGGCTGCTGGTGCAGGTTGCCACCGGCCGCAAGCTGACCCCTGTTGACGTGGTGGAGCTGCATGAGCACTTCGCCACGGCGGTGAAGCTGCTCACCGACTACTACGCCAAGCCCGGCGACCCGTCGGCCACGCTGGCCGCCCTGACCACCCACATGGAGCACGTTGCATGGCATCGCCAGAACGTGGCCCAGCACATCAACCCTCAACTGGATTTGCAGCCATGACGCCTGCCCTGTATGCCCTGCGCCGCCGCTTGAACGCGAAGGCCTATGACCTGGTCAACGAAGAACTGGCACGCGTGGATGCCGAGAACGAGGCCCTGCGCGCCGAGAACGAGGCCCTGCGCAGCCACCTTGCCTGGGCTGAGGACTGCGCCGAGAGCTGGCGCGAAGACGCGATTGCGGCGCTGAACGATGCAGCCACCAAGGTAGGCGGCGTGCCCGGCCTCACCATGGACGGCCGACTGGTGGTGTGCCCCCCCCAAGGGATGCACACATGAGCAACCCCCAACACCACCAGCCCGCCCGCCGCGCGCTGCGCCTGCTGTGGGTGCTGCAGGGCCATGCGTTCGACGGCCTGCGCCTCAAGCAGGTGGCCGAGGCCCTGCGGATCGCCCCGCCCATGGCGCTGCGCGACCTGGAACTGCTCGCCGCCGAGGGCGTGGCCGAGCGCATCCCGGGCAACGAAGAGTGCTGGCGCCTGACGCCGAAGCTGATCCAGCTTGCCCGCGCCCATGACGACGAACTGCGCCGCGTGCGCCAGCGCGTGGAAGACATCGACCAGCGCTACACGCGCGCCATCTGATCACAAAACAAAGGAGCCTTTACATGGCACGACCACAACTTTCCGACGCACAGATCGAGGAGCGCTTTTTCAAGAAGGGCCGCAAGGCGCTGGCGCCTGCCGAACAGGTAGGCCCGGACTTCGTAGGTGCGACGCCCCCCGACATGGCCGAGCAGGAGGCCAGCGCGCGTAATGCCCTAGCTGTAGTGGAGGCGGAAGCGGCCGCCTTGGCGCTGGAGCTGGGCTATCAGGGGGCGTTGACCGTGGGCACTCTGGAGGATGAAATCCGCTTCTACCAGCGCCGCACGGTCGAGGCCATCCTCGAAACGGGCAAGCGCCTGCTGTTGCTGAAGAAGATCACACCCCATGGCGAGTTCACGCAGCGCCTAGAGATGCTTGGTTTCAGCGACCGCACTGCCCAGCGCTTCATGCAGGCGGCCGCCAAAACCGCCAAAAGCGCCAAATTGGCGGTTTTGCAATATGAAATAAAGAGCGCCAGCGCCTTCCTGGAACTGGTCACCCACGATGACGACGTACTGGAGAACCTCCAGGAAATGGACGACATCGACCGCCTGAGCGCGAGCCAACTCCGCGAGCGGCTGCGCCAGGCCGAGCAGGACGTGAAGTTCGCCAACGACAAGCGCGCCAAGGCCGAAGACCGGGCCGACAAGGCCGAGAAGAAGCTGCAGGGCAAGCGCCCTGTGGTGGTGCCGCTGGACGAGCGCATTAGCCCTTTCCAAGAGGAAATTGGCAAGCGGCAAGACCTGATCGAGAAGGGCATTGCGGCCCACCATGAGGCCACCCTTGCCCTGGAGCAGTGGTGGACGGATGAGGTGACCCAGGCCGAGGGCTATGACCCCGAGGCTCCGGCGCCGCTGCCGCGCAGCGTGGCCTTGGTGGCCTTGAGCATGCAGGACAGCCTGAACCGTCTGGCGGAGCTGGTGGGCGCGGCGCAGCACGCTTTCGAGCAACGCTTTGGCGACGACCTGGCAGATGCGCGCCAGTACCTGATGCAAGCGCCCAAGGCCGAGGCCGAGGCGGCCAATGCTTGAGGCGGCGAACGACATGGCGGCCCTTTCCCCTGAAGCCTGCGATTACGTGCGCCAGCTCGCGCGGCGCCTGGATGGTGCCGAGCATGGCACGGGCACGGCGCTGGTGCGCGAGGCGGGCCAGTTCCTGGGCCTGTCGGTGCAGACGGTGTACCGGCACCTCAAGAGCGTGGCGGGATGGTCTTCGGGCCGCAAGGCGCGCAGCGACAAGGGCACGACCAGCGTTTGCGCCGAGGCGCTGGTGACCATGGGCGCGGCGCAGCGCGAGAGCATCAGTGCGGGCGGCAAGCAGCGCTTGTTCACGACGACGGCGCGCGGCATTTTGGAGCAGAACGGCCACAGCTTCGGGGTGAGCAACGGGCACATCAACAAGCTGATGCGTGACCGCAAGCTGAACGTGGCGGCGCAGCGCGTGGCCGAGCCGGTGCAGGCGCAGCGCGCGCTGCACCCGAACCATACGCACCAGATCGACCCGTCGCTGTGCGCGGTGTACTACCTCAAGGGGCGGCAGTACATCATCCGTGAGGACGAGTTCTACAAGAACAAGCTGGACAAGATCGCCCAGCTCAAGTTCAAGGTGTACCGCTATGTGTGCTACGACCGTGCGTCGGGCATGCTGATCCCGTGGTACTGCGAAGCGGCGGGAGAAACCCAGCACAACCTGTTCGAGTTCCTGATGTTCGCCTGGGGCCAGCAGGCGGGGCGCCTGATGCACGGCGTGCCCAAGGTGCTGCTGTGGGACAAGGGCAGCGCGAACCAGGCTGCGGCCGTGCGGTCGCTGCTGGATGCGCTGGGCGTGAACCATATCGCGCACCGTGCGGGCAATGCCCGTGCCAAGGGGGGCGTGGAGGGGGGCAACCAAATCACCGAGGTGCAGTTTGAGAGCCGCCTGAAATTCCAGCCCGTGGACAACGTGGAGCAGCTCAACGCGGCGGCCTTTGCCTGGGCCAATGCCTACTGCGCGAACCTGATTCCGGGCCAGGATACGCGGCTGCGCCGCATTGGCCTGCCGGTGCCCACGGCCCGGCTGGATTTGTGGCAGCTCATCACGGCCGAGCAACTGCGCGCGCTGCCGGCCCTGGAGGTGTGCCAGGCGTTCATGCGCAGCAAGGCCGAGGAACGGCAGGTGCGCGGCGATCAGAGCTTTACGTTCCGCCATCCGGCCGCTGGCCGCACGCTGCCTTACAGCCTCAAGGGGTTCGACGGGATCAACGTGGGCGACACGGTGCTGGTGCGCGGACTGATCTACGGTGAGTGCGCGGTGCAGGTGCAGGTGGAGCGCTACGACGGTGAGCCGCTGCTGTACCGGGTGGAGCCTTCGGTGGAGTTCGATGCATTCGGCCAGGACATGACGGCGGCCGTGACGGGCGAGGGCTTCAAGAGCGCACCGCACACGCAGGCGCAGAAGGCGGCGCAGGCCATGGATGCGGTGGCGTACCCGGGCATGACGGCCGACGAGGTGAAGGCGGCCCGCGACAAGCGCGTGACGCCGTTCAAGGGCGAGCTCAACGCCCACGGCTATCTGCAGGAGATTGAGCTGCCGGCCTACCTGCCGCGCCAGGGCCAGGCGATCGACACGCCCGCCCATGCGGCGCCGGCCGGCCCGGAGCTGATCGACGCGGTGACGGCAATGCTGCGCATCGTGGCGGCCATCGGCCGGAACCTGTTGCCCGACGAGTACGCCTTTTACATGAGGCGGTATGCCGATGGGGTGCCGCAAGACCAGGTTGCGGCGCTGATTGCGCAGTACCAGGCCCCAGAGGTGGTTGACCAACCCATGCGGGCCGCTGGTGGCCTGCGCGCGGTGTGAGGTGCCAGCAATGATGAATTTGCCGCAAGACCTTGCTTTCGTGGGCAGCAATCAGTCGCAGCTCGCGCGCCATATCGGCGTGTCGCGTGCTGCGGTCACGCAGATCGTGAAGTACCGGATTTGGCCCGCTACGCGCGGCCTGAGCGAGAGGCTGCTGCGCGAGCGCATCTCCGCTTACCTGACGGCGAAGGGGCTGCCCGCCGAGCGGCTGGCACGAACCTTTGACGAAGCACCTGCAGCACCGCGCGCCAACGCGGAGCTGCAGGCGATGGCGAAAGCCAATAACTCCGGCCCCCAGCCCGGCAACACCCAAGGAGAGGACGATTTCATGTTACGACATTACAAGCTGACCCCGGAGGCGCGGCGGCATTTCAAGATTCCGCGCGATCCCTTCGTTGACGAAATGCGCGATGAGCGCGATGTGTTCGTGACGGACGATATTCGCTATGTGCGTTCGGCCATGCGGCAGACCGCCAAGTTCGGCGGAATGCTGGCGGTGTCGGCCGAGTCGGGCGGCGGCAAGAGCATTCTGCGCAAGGACTTGAACCAGTGGATTGCCGACAGCGGCGAGCCGATCACTGTGATTGAGCCTCTGGTGCTGGGCATGGCGGCGAATGAGCGCGACGGCACACCCCTGAAGGCGGCGGACATCGTGGCTTCGGTGATCCGCACGGTGGCGCCAGGGGTGCCGCTGCGCCAGCGTCTGGATGACCGCTCGGACCAGATGCGGCGCATCCTGCAGGGCAGCACCCAGTTGGGGCGCCGGCATGTGGTGATCATTGAGGAGGCCCATGCGCTGGCGAAGCCCACCATCAAGTGCCTCAAGCGTTTCTACGAGCTGGAGGACGGCTTCAAGAAGATGCTGGCGATCATGCTCATCGGGCAGACAAAGGAGCTGGAGGAGAAGCTCAACGAGAGCGACCCGGAGGTGCGTGAGGTGGTGCAGCGCTGCGAGCTGATTCGCCTGCCGCCGCTGGATAACCATGTGGGCGCGTATCTGCAGCACAAGTTCGCGCGGGTGGATGTGGATGTGGCGGCCGTGCTGGAGCCTGCGGCCATTGACGCCATCCGCGATGTGCTGCGTACCTCGGAGACCGGTTCCTACCGGGGCAAACGCGAGACGCGCGAGAAGTCGCTGTGCTGCCCGCTGGCGGTGAACAACCTGGTGACGCGGGCGATGAATGAGGCGGTGAAGATCAGCGCTCCGAAGGTGTCGGCGCCCTTGATCGTGGCTGCTGCGCGGGAGGTGTGACCATGGCCGCACCACGCAAGCCCCGAGGCCACGAACGCCTCTTTTTGTTCTCGAACGGCATCAGCGCAAACCTGGAATGTGCGCACACGCGGCTGGATGGCCGCTTCACCAAGTTCCTGTGGGCCAACTTCTATGACAAGGCGGGCAACGAAACCAGCGCGTGCAAACTGCTACCTGCAAGCCCCACGCGCTGGAAGTCGTGCCGGCCCATTGATGCCAGTGCGCCGATGCTCCAGCTCCTGCGGGACTTGAAGCCCTATCGCGGGCGCTGGGTGCGCATTCAGTTCGCCGACCAGACCGGGAGGGCCTGACCATGCGCAGATACCTTTTGATCATCCATATGGACGATGGCTCCAAGGGCAGGCTGCGCGGCGAATGGTGCAGCGACTGGGAGGCCATTGCTGCGATTCTCGGCTCGGGCCTGGAGCACGTCATGGCCGTGGTGCCGCGCCGGGAGGCCGCATGAAGCGCCGCCGCAATCATCCTCTGATTCCCATTGTGGTGTGGCTGGGCGTGGCGCTGGCTTGCTGCCTGTTCGCCCTGGTGCTGGTGCTGATTCGCACGGCCGGCCAGGATGAACAGCTCGACCGCGCCCACACGGCGGGCATGGAACTGGGGCAGCAGATGTGCCTGGGCTTGCGCTCGGAGCTGGAGCGCGCCCCGGTGCGCGCGCCTGCCGTCCACGCGCTGGGAGGGCTGCTCTGATGGCTGATCTGGTCAACACCTGCCCGTCCTGCGGCGCCGAGGAAAGCCTGGACGTGATGTTCAACCGCATGGTGGACGACGACATCGTGCGCCGTGCCATCCATGACGTGGTGATCAAGTCGCTGCCGCTGGGCGCCATG